ACCGCCAATGCGGCATAAACCACTTCGTGCAAAAGCCATGGATCACCCCCTACGCGGTTTGCGTGTATTGAACTTTGACCAGACCACCTTCATCGCGCACAACAGAACCTGCTTTAAGCATTCCGTTACACAAACATGAAGTTCGTTCGGCCACCCAATCGACACTGGTTTCCATATCAATGCCTACCGCCAAACCTACAGCGGGGCGTTGGAAGAACCACGAATCGACGATGTTTGCACCAGCCGCACCCACTGATAGACCACCTTCTGTTCGCGCCTCTAAAATGACAAACTCAAAACCAACTAAGGTATTGATCTCGCCAGATACAAGAGCTTTAACAGCTTGGAAGTCAACAGATGTTGCAGTTGTGTCATTAAGCAAACCCTGCAAACCTAGCGCGTTTACCGCAGCATACAATTCGGAGTTGGGAACACCCTGGTTCCGCAGCTCGACTTGCGCTCTGATAATCTTTGCCATGTTTAGGTTTGTTCCACCGCCACCAACTGCTGTTGTTACAGTTGTTGTAAGAGGTGTAGAGGCATCCATAGCATCAATAACCAACTGATCACAGCGACGACCTAATGCCCCAGCAATTGTTTCTGCCAGTTCACGCTTTTCGTCAAAGTTAACATCAGCAGCATCGAACATATCCGTATACTCTGGTGCATTCCAGTTAGATAAAGTTGCTATCTTGAACTCATGATTAACATCCATCGGCGTTACAAGATCACTTGTAGACTTCTGGTTAGCTAACCCTTTACCCATGCGGCGAAAATTGTATGTATCACCGACCACATTATTACGTAGCGTCACAGTAGGCTTGAGCATTCCCATACCCTGGTAAGCCTGCTTTACTAAACTGTCAAATTCAGTAACCGCTACGCTTGAGAGAAATTTACTCATCGCGTATGTCCTCAAAAAACATTTAAAAAACTATTTTTTAAGGTTTCTTTTCGAGTACCCAGATAGCTGGATCGATACAAAACCTGTGCTACCTGGGCATCAACGATGGTATCCAGATGCCCCAATTATAACTCTATACGGTTATTTTTCCAACACGCTAAAGATTACCGTCACACACACGTTGTTTTTAGGGTAATCCTGTCGGTGTTTTATTTTATTAAATGCGCTAATGCGCTAATAAGGGGCGTTTTTAAATACTTCTCATATCTCGCTCTATAAGAAGTTTTTGTAATTAGGGTTAATTAGCGCATTAGCGCAAAACGGAATTAAATAAAAATGTTTATTTCCATATGACTTTTCTACGGGAATTAAATAGAAATGTTTATTTCCATAGTTGTTTTGAAAACCTCTCCAGCACGCGCATTTCGTTATACGCTGGGCTTTTAAGCTGTTTAGCCGACAGTACCCACAGCTTGTCTGCCTTGTCGTTGGTAACAATTACTGTGTCGTTGGTGTCTTGTAGAAAATGGGCTTCCTCAATTGCTGCTTCGTGGTCTGTAAACATCATATTAATTTTGCCATTTGACTTTTTTACAGGCGAAAAAAAACCCGGACTTAGCAACCGGGCAAAGGCCACGGAGAATTACTTTTTCTTTTTCGGAAAACCAGCTTTCATATTTGTGTATGCTTTTACAGACACTGTTGATTTTGCCTTCGATCTGCTTGTACCCGCTTTCTTACGTGCGTTAATGTTTGCATATAAACCTTTTCTAGCCATCTGATCACCCAAAAGTACGTTGATACGGTTCATTTCCCGCGAACTCTTCCCACATCTGCATCACTTTCTTGTCATATGATGGGTCAACAGATCGCAAAAGATTGCCGTGTTGGTCAGTTTTTAAGCTTGCAGCTTCAATATCTGCTTTGGTAATACCGGATGGTGCAACACCACCGTCAATCGGCAGCTTTTTAGGTGCTACAGCTTTTATAATCAACTCGCCAAACTCAATCATGTCTGCATTAGTAGCCAATTGTGCAGCACGTTCAGCATCATCAGCACTCATATTGTTGCGAACAAATCCCTCTAGGTTCTGGATGCGCTGTTGTGCGTTATCCCCTAGGCGTGCCAGTTCAGTCTCTCTGCTGACTTGTTCAACTGCTTGATCTTGAGCTGTCATTAAGGCCCAGGCTTTATCAAAATACTCCTGAGACATATTCGATTCGTCGGCAAATGTCTTTAGCTCAGTAAACAATGCATCGTCGTTATCAACACCTTCTGGCATTGCATAACCTTCTTTCGGCGCACCTGTAAAGCCACCAAACTTCTTTTCTAAATCTTTATATCCTGCTGCTTGATCAGCTACAGATTTATATTTTCCTGAGTTGTACCACTCTGGCCTGTCACCTGCGCCTTTAATCCCTTCTGCAAGAAAGTATTCGTTCTCTCCAAGCGTTGGCGCTGGCGCACCCAGTAAACTCTCTGGCGCTGTTTCAACAACTTCAGTCTCTGTATTCTCTTCACTCATATCATCTCCACGGCATATCAATGATTTGTCTATGTTTGGGTAAAGTTTGATGCTTTAGTAATATCTCTAATAGTTTACGACCACCGTTCAATAGAGATAAATCGTTAACAGATATCCACTCAACGTGCTGCCCGTACCGATAACAACGAAATGCACGGAATTTATAAAAGTATTCGAAGTATTCAAAGCCATATTGCTTGCCGAGTTTATCTAACCACTTAAAATCGAAACCTACCTCGACCAGTTCGGCTTTATCTTTTTTTTCAATGCTGATTTTAATCTTTGCTTTCTCAGTCATAGAATTTCCGCTTGTGTGACCTGATTAATGATAAATTTAACGACACCCGCTTCACCGTTTTTATAAGCAGCCTCATAATTAATATTGTTTGATCCAAAACTCACATCGTTGTTAAATATGAAACGCTTTGTTAAGTCTTCTATCAACCGTTGTCCGTTCTCACCACTAAACCCACGGTGATATGCACGAGCCAGATCAGCAGCATTCGATCTAAATTCCTGTTGTTTCCGCTGGGCATCCTTTGAACTGACATTCTCAACATCACTCCAGGTCATTGCGGAGGTGCCGGTTGCGATACATTCATCCCAGCCTGTGCAGCTTGCGCTCCAGCTTGGATAATCTGCGCTTGTTCAGCAGGTGTTCTTAATATTTCCGCCGGTACACCCATCTTGCTACCTACCCACTCGCCTAGCTTTTCCAGTTTAAAACCTATCTTCGCTTGATCTGGCCCAGCGTTCTGCATGACAAACTGTATTGCCTGGCTAACATTGATAACGTCTTGATCATCCTGTGATCGCGCTAAAGGCGATGTAAACTTGATCTCGATTGTTCTGTTATCTAGTTGGATCGGGCTGATTAGCCCCTTCCTTGTGAGAATAAAGATTACTCGACGCAGAATAGGCATCAGCACTTCAGTTTGTAACCTTCCAAACGCACTGCCAATGCGCTTTGCTAACTCTCTTGATTCTATTGCTACCTCAGTAGCGGAGCGTACAGGGCTAGTTGGATCACGCAGATCGTTAAACAATGCGCGTCTAATCGATGCTGACATATCCTCGATATGAAATTGTGCAAGCGATAGGTTCGCGCCAGTATCCAATCGCTGTAGACTAGGACTCGATGTGTTGTTCGATCCAACCGGTATAACCACACCAGGCGATATAGTCATTGTGTATGGGTTGGTCACGCCATCATCTGTTGCTGTGTACATTCCAGCGAGATCAATAGCAGCCTTGTGCATGGACATTTCTTTGATCTTGTTTAGCGATTTAGCATCAGCTAAACATTGCAGTGCAGGGCCACGCCCTCTGATCTCACCAGCGCATTTACTGTATCTACCTGACACCCACGGACTGCTAACCCCAAAGTCTTCCATCCATGATATGCGCTCCTCCCCTTTCACCCACACGCATCCGTAATAGGTTTTGGTTTGGGGAATAAACACAACGCCCTCACTGACTTCAACGTGCGAATCAGGCGCATTCTTGATCATGTCTTGTATAGTTTGAGAGGGCTTGAAGCCATCCCACTGGCGGGTGAGATTACGCGCTTGGACTTTGAATTTACGCCAATGTGTCTCGATTGTACCCTCTGGCCCCTCCTCAAATGCTAATCCGACCTGTGGTACTGCATGAAACACTAGCGGCATATTGTCATCGTCTTGATCATCAACACGAATAGTTGACGTACCAATCAACAGCTCAAGACTTGCTTCATAGAATTGCGTTGCAAAGTTACTGCGGTTGATGTAATCGAAAATAATGTCTGATTGCTTGTCGAGCTGGGCTTGTATCTCTTCAGTGCTAACCCCTTCATTAGCTTCAATCAGTTCCTCAAAGTATTGCGTAGGCTGCAACACTGCCCACCGTGACCAGATGGGCGCTATGTTCTCTTGCAGTTTACTCGCACCTTCTTGGATAGCTTG